TGCGGTTACCAGCCAAAGCGCCCGGGCGTTTGTCCAGTACATATCGGACTTGGAAAATCTGAACTACGACACCATACCGGAGCGCAAGTGCATCGGCCGGCTGGGCTATATCCAGGACGAAGGCTTCTCCCCCTTTGTAGACGGGCTGATCTTTGATGGCGACGCCAACTTTAAGGCACTGTTTTCCACCGTGAGGCCGCACGGAGAGGAGCAAAAGTGGGTTGATGTGGCGCGGGAGGTGCGCGGCATGTCTACCACCGCCAGAATCATTCTGGCAGCATCCTTCGCGTCGGTTCTGCTGGAGCCGCTTAACTGCCTCCCGTTTTTCGTTCATCTGTGGGGCGTGGATTCTGGCACCGGCAAGACAGTGGCCCTCATGGTGGCCGCCAGCGTATGGGGAGACCCGGCGGTGGGCAACTACGTCAAGACCTTCGACGGCACAGTGGTGGGGCTGGAGAAGACGGCCGCATTTCTTAACAACCTGCCTCTGTGCCTGGATGAATTGCAGTTGGCGAAGGACGCAAAGGGGCGAACCCATTTTGATGTCTATAAGCTGGCGCAGGGCGTTGGGCGTACCAGGGGCAACCGGGCCGGCGGCGTGGATCTGACACCCACATGGCGGAACTGTATTCTGACGACCGGAGAATCCCCCTTGACCGGAGTAACCAGCGGGGCCGGCGCGGTGAACCGCGTCATCGACATTGAGTGTAAGGCATCCAGCGTTGTGATCCGGGATGGCATGAGGATATCCGGCATCGTCAAGCGCAACTACGGATTTGCCGGACGCCGCTTTGTAGATGAACTGTATAAGTATGGGATCATCCCCCAAGTGGAGGAGCGATATAAGGACCTGTTCAAGCTCCTATCCGACCGGGATACAACTGAAAAGCAAGCTATGGCAGCGGCGGCGATCATCTGTGCGGATGAACTGGCCTGTGCCTGGGTTCTCGGCGGTACAGAGCGGCCTTTGACAGTGGACCAGATATCGGAGTTCCTGGCCTCCAAAGCCACTGTAAGCGCCGGAGACAGAGGCTACAAGTATCTTTGCGACTGGGTGACGCAGAACAGCAACAAGCTCTGCACCAAATCCGAAAACCCCAATCAGGAGGTTTTGGGCGCATTGGAAGACGGGCGCGCCTATATCATACGGTCTGTATTCGAGCGTATTCTACAGGATGCCGGATACT